TGATTTAATGAAATTTGCGTTGAAAGCGGGCCAAAGTGACGCAACAATATTGGGTTACTTAAAGCAGCTTTCAGCCTTAAATGACCTTGAAGACGCATTTCACAGACAAAGAGATTTGCTTGGGGAGATAAATGGATTACTGAGTCCAGATAGAGATGGGGAAGGCCCATCCTTGTTAAGGGGTACTATTGCTTGGTATAATGCACAGATAAAAGGATTAAAGAAGATACAAGAAGAGTCTGTTTTAACTAACCAAGCTTACCAGCCTTTGCAGGAGCAGATAGAAAAGTATTTAGAGAAAATAAACGAGATAAGATTTCCTAAAAAAGAGGCGCAAGAAGGCTTGTCAGACCTAACCCCATCTGGAATTACAAGCGTTGGAGAGTCTCCAGAGGTTATGTTTGAAATGGCTAAAAATGAAACTTTAGTAAATCTTAGAAAGGGTCTTGCGCTAGAAATGCAAAAGATTAGAACCTCAGAAGAGCTTGCTGAATTTTACACAGAACATTACAAGCAAAAGGTTGCAGAAGCAACGCTAAAACACGCTCAGGGTATTTTTAGAAATCTACAAGGATTGGCTGGGAAAAACAAGAAACTAAGAGCCGCCTTTATAATTGCTGAGAAAGCAGCCTCTATAGCTCAAATGTTTCAAAGCTACAATACGGCAACATTAGCAAATACCGCTCACGCAGCAACATTAGGGCCTGTTGCTGGCCCTGCTTATTTGACTGGAGCAAATACATTAGCAAAAGTAAATTTGGTTGGTGGAATAGCAAGCACTGTTGCTCAAACAGCAAAGGCCCTTAGTGCTTTAAATGCTAGTGGAGGCGGTCGTGGTGCATCTGCACCTTCATCCGCAGGAGGCGGAGGCGGAAGAACCTTTGACTTTAATCTTGTTGGCTCTACAGGACAAGACCAATTAGCACAGGCTGTTGGAGGTCAACTTAATCAAGGGCCTATTCAATCTTATGTTGTGAGCTCACAAATAACATCACAACAACAGTTAGATAACATAATAGAGTCTGACGCTACATTTGGTGGAGACAATTAGAAATAAAAACAAAATTAATTGTTATAATATTATGGAAAACTTAGATATATTTGAATTATTCATAGACGAGGAAAACGAATGGGGTGGCATAGAAGCTATCTCTATCGTTGAGAATCCAGCTATTGAAGAAGACTTTATTGCTCTTAAATCACAAGAGATAAAGCTTGCAGAGGTAGACAAGGAGAAGAGAATCCTAATGGGTGCTGCTCTTATACCAAACAAGCAGATATACAGAAAGAGTGGAGACAAAGAATACAAGATATACTTCTCAGAAGACACAGTAAGAAAAGCATCACAGCTTTTTCTATCAAGGGGTAAACAAAATAACTCAACCTTAGAACACGAAGTTGAGCTTGGTGGTTTATCTGTTGTAGAGTCTTGGATAATTGAAGACGAAGTACAAGACAAGTCTCGCAAGTACAACCTAAATATGCCTGTTGGAACTTGGATGGTTTCTGTAAAGGTAAACAACGATGAAATATGGGAAGAGTTTGTTAAGACTGAAAAAGTAAAAGGCTTTAGCATTGAGGGGTTCTTTAGTGATAAAAACCAGAACGGCCCTAAAGAAAGTGTTGAAGAAGATTTGTCAGCAGAAGACTTAGCCAAGATATACGAGATACAAGAGATTTTAAGTGCAGCTAATAACGTAGAGTTAAAAACCTATGGAGACTATCCACAGGCTGCTAGAAATAACGCTAAGAGAGCTATAGCTTGGAAAGAGAAGAATGGTAGTTCTTGTGGCACAAGTGTAGGCTGGACGAGAGCCGCACAGCTCGCTAGAGGTGCTAATCTCAGCCGCTCAACGATTGCAAGAATGGCTAGCTTCAAAAGACATCAACAACATAAAGACGTACCTTATTCTGAGGGATGCGGTGGTCTTATGTGGGATGCTTGGGGTGGCTCTGCTGGAGTTAACTGGGCTATCGGAAAACTAAAGAAGATAGACTCTGAAAAACTACAGAAAGAACCTATTATGGTCGGAGAAGACTACATAATAGTCGATGACAGATTAGCCTACAAAACCAAAGAGCAGGCTGAAAAGATATCTAAGGACATAGGGTGTGGTGGATATCACATACACGAAGTTGACGGTCAAGAGTGGTATATGCCATGTGAGCGACACAGTGTAGATATGTACGACAACTGCCCTAAAGGTTACAAAAAGAAAGGTGGCAAGTGTACAAAAATGGCAGAGGTAGGCCCCAGAGGAGGCATTAAAAAGAGCCCTAAAGCACCTAAGTCAGACACACCTAACCCAAGTCCAAAGGGCAAGGGAACGGCTAAGGGAGACGCTTCTGGTAAGACTGGAGCTAAGGTGTCTCAAAGGGACAGAAAAGCCCTACAAAAGAAAGCTGATGAGTTTAATGAGAAGTACAAAGAAAAGCTAGGATATGGCGTAACAGTCGGTATGCTGGCATCTGTATTTCAGAGAGGTCTAGGGGCGTTTAACACTAGCCACTCTCCTAACGTAAAATCAGCAAGTCAGTGGGCACACGCAAGAGTCAACGCTTTTATGTATCTAGTAAAGAATGGTAGACCACAAAACGCTAAGTACACTACTGACTACGATTTGTTACCAGCTAAACATCCTAAATCAAGCAAGAAATGAGGGCGACCTATTGCAAGTGTAAGAACACATATACAATAAACAACTGTAAGGACTGTAATGCTCCTGACTACTGGAAGCAAGGTATAGGAGTGATTACTGGGGTGCTAGAGTATTATTTACTTCAGGAAAACGGCTTTGAGCTACGACAAGAAACTAACAATAAAATTGAATTATAATGTCTAATAAAAAAATATCACAATTAATAGCAACTACTGATTTAGTAAATGCTGATGAATTTGTAGTTGTTGACGGAGGTACTACTAAGAAGATAACATTCCAAAACCTACAGAAACAAGTCTTAGGTTACACCTCTTACGCAGCCAGACTAAGTGCAACTGGAACTAACAATCCTACAGTAGTAGTAATATCAAACAATACTGGCTCAACTATATCTTGGTCTCATTCAAGTACAGGAAGTTATGAGGCAACAATTTCAGGCTTGGAACTAGAAGAAGACAAGGCGTGGTTCACAGCATCAGGTGGTGGGGAAGATACTGTTCAAAACATTTCTTGGGGTTCTGAAAACTCATTGACCTTAGATAACTATGACATAAGAAATGACCAAAAAAATAACGGACTAAACGAAGTTTACGTTGAAATAAGAAATTACAACTAAAACCGATAAAAATGAAACAATGTTCATTTTTATTGTTATACTAATATAAAAACCTTTAATTTATGAAAGCTACAGAAATTTTAGAGAAACTACAGAATGTTTTTCTATCTGCTGAAGCAGAAGTATCTGAGGCTCCTGTAGAGGAAGTCAAAGAGGAGTTATCTTCTGAAGAAGTAGTAGAGAACGTTGAGTTAGAAGCTCAAGAAGAAGTTAGCGAAGAAGTAGTAGAAGAAACTACTGAGCTAGCTGAAGAAGAAGAAGAGGTTGTAGAAGAAGAAGTGGTAGAAGAAGAAGCTGCTGCTCCTGAATACGCAACTAAGCAAGACTTATCTGACATGAAAAAAGAGTTCATGGAAGTAATTGAAAGTCTTATGAAAAAAGAAGAAGAGTATAAAAAAGAAGTACCAGCAGAATTAAGTTCTGATTTATCAGAAGATGCTGAGGAAATTTCTCACTCTCCTGAGTCTGGCGTTGAAAGCAAAGCTAGATTTGTTATTGGTGGAAACAGACCAATGACTACTAAAGACAGAGTGTTTAATAAAATGTTTAATAATTAATTATTCTAAATAAAAATGGCAACAACAACATCTATTACTACAACTTATGCTGGTGAGAAATTGCAAGGCTTTATCTCTGCTGCATTATTATCTGCTAACACTATTGAAAATGGTGGTGTTACAGTAAAACCAAACGTCAAGTTTAAAGCCGTAATCAAGTCTCTTGCAACAGGAACTTTGATTGCTGATGACACTTGCGACTTTACTGACAGTTCTTCTGTAACTCTCGCTGAGAGAATCTTACAGCCAGAGACTTTTCAGGTTAACTTGCAACTATGTAAGGACGATTTTCGTTCTGACTGGGATGCTATCTCTATGGGCTATTCTGCATTTGACAGCTTGCCTCCATCTTTCGCTGATTACTTAGTAGGCCACGTTGCTGCTAAAGTAGCTGAAGAAATGGAAACTACTATCTGGAGTGGAGTTAACGCCAACGCTGGAGAGTTTGACGGATTTACTACTTTATTTGCTGCTGACGGAGACGTTATTGACGTAACTGGAACTACAGTTGATTCTTCTAACGTAATTGCTGAAATGGGCAAAGTAATTGACGCTATCCCTTCTGCTATCTACGGAAAAGAAGACCTTAAATTATACGTTTCTAAAAACGTAATGAAAGCTTACGTTCGTGCATTAGGCGGATTTGGAGCTCAAGGTTTAGGTGCTGCTGGTTCTGACAACAAAGGAACTCAATGGTATGACAACGGAGCTTTATCTTTTGACGGAGTATCTGTATTTTTGGCTAACGGTCTTGCAGATAACAAAATGGTAGCTGCTCAATCTTCTAACTTATACTTCGGTACAGGCGTATTGTCTGACTTAAACCAAGTAAAAGTTTTAGACATGGCTGACCTAGACGGTTCACAGAATGTTCGTGTAATTGCACGTTTCACTGGAGGAATCCAGTATGGTTTTGGAGCTGAGATTGTTTATTACACAGCTTAATAACCTGTTCATTTAATATAAGGGGGATGGGACTCTATCCCATCCCCTTTTTTGTTTAACTATAAAAATATAAAATTATGTCATGTGATTTCACAGGAGGCAGGCTAGAAGCTTGCAAGGAGGCAGTCGGTGGATTAAGAAACTTATATATTGCTAATTTTAACAGCGGTATGTTTGACGGATTGAACCTTGATGATGATGAGCAGATTACTGGATTAGCGGCTGAGGTTGTGGTGTATAAATTTGAGCTAAGAGGAGAAAACAACACTTTTGAGGAAACTAACGAGAACTCAAGAGACAATGGAACTTCTTTCTGGACTCAAACAGGAAATATTGTACTAAAGGTTCAAGACCTTAAAACACAAGCTCAATTAAAGCTTATGTCTTACGGTAGACCTCATATAATTATAGAGGACTATAACGGAAAATTTCGTTTAGCTGGAGCTCAAAACGGAGTTGAAGTTTCAGTAAATACATCTACTGGCGGTGCTATGGGAGACCTTAATGGTTACAACATCTCATTCGAAGGTAAGGAGCTTGGGCCTGCATTATTTGTAGATTCAACACTTATGGGTGCTACAGGTGGATTTGATATTAATACTGCCGTTATGAACGCATAATAACTAATCATCTTTAATATTAGGGGGCTCTTGTTTAACATTAGCCCCTTTTTTTATTAAATAAAACAAAAACACCTGTTTGTTGTTATAATACTATGACAATAGCAGACGTAAATAACTTGCCAACAATTACACTTAATGTAACTGGCAGAGAAGGAACAGGGAGTTCTGTAAAGGTAATAAACCAAGAGTCCAAAGAGATTATAGAGGAGTCTACGTTTACATACACTCAAGGAAGCACTTTGACATTTGATATAACAGACTCTGACTTTCTTTCTTCTATTGACAGCGACACAACCTTATCAGTTATACTGATTGAATCTGGTGTTCCTTTGTATAGGGATATTGTTAGGTTTAGTGGAGAGATGAATACTGCTGCTGATTACACGCAGTACAACAACAATGATGATTATTTCATATACGACTCTGACGCTACCTAGAAAGTGTCCTGAATTAAAATTGTTATATATTTAAAAATGGAAAGTAAAAACATTAGAATAATAGAGTTATCTGGCTACCAAACCCCCTTAGTTGAGGAACAATACAACAAGGATTGGGTTAAGTATGGAGAAGATAACAACTACTTCAAGACTCTTATAGACAACTACATGGGTTCTCCAACGAACTCTCGTTGTATCAATGGTATTGTTGATATGATTGCTGGTAGAGGCTTAGAGGCTACAAACAGAGAAGATAAGCCAGAGCAGTATATTGAGATGAAGAACCTTCTCAAGAAGAGAACTGTAAAGAGAAT